TCCGAAGTAAAAGTTAAGATTGAGAAATCTCGATTTGGCTCTGAGGGACGAAATTGTGGCTTTAAGATTCTATGGGGCAAAGATATTGGAATTCAAGACGAAGAATCTTGGTTGGAAGCACTAAGACTTTCAGGTTCTGGTAGATTCAAAGCAGGCGCTTGGAATAAGCTTTATGACCGAGACGGCAAAGAGTTTAAGTTCCAAAGAACTCAATGGATTGACAAGTTGAAAGAAGAAGAGTTTAGAAAAGTTGTTTTCGACATCATGGACGAAGAAATCATTAAAAAGTTCGAAAGCGAAGGAAAAAATGTGAATATTGACGCAGAAGAAAATTCCGAGGACTAGTTAGTGTAAAGCTGTTAGTTTCATGATGTACCTCCTTTAACCCCGTTGGTTTTTACCTTCGGGGTTTTTTTATCTTTTTTCTTGACAATTCTGTTGGAACATGTTATATTATAAACATACAAACATTGGAGGACAAATGAAAAACGTTATTATTATTGACGCATTAAATATGTTTTTGAGAAGCTATGTGATTAGCCCTCATTTAGATAAAAAAGGTATGCCTGTAGGCGGCACTATTGGCTTTTTAAAGAGCCTTCAAAAAGTGGCTAGGGATTTCAACGCTGACGAGATAATCGTAGCTTGGGACGGCCATGAAGGTTCTCAAAGAAAGCGTTCTATGAACAAGGACTACAAAGGCGGAAGAAAACCTGTGAGGTTCAATCGAAGAATGATTGAATTACCAGAGGATCAAGAAGCGGCAAACAAAGGATATCAACAAATAAGGTTGATGGAATATCTTAATCAAATGCCTGTGGTGCAACTCATTGTAGATTTCACAGAGGCAGACGATATTATTGCACATGTTGTTAAGACAAAGCAATACAAAGGCTGGAGAAAAACAATTATATCTTCAGACAAAGACTTTCTTCAGTTGTGCGATGAAGAAACTCAAATCTATCGCCCAATTCAAAAGAAAGTCGTGACAAAAGATTCTGTTTTGGAAGAATTCAAGATTCACCCAAAGAATTTTGCATTAGCAAGAGCAATGGCAGGAGATCCAAGTGATAACCTTCCCGGCATTAAAGGTGCTGGTCTTAAAACCATTGCAAAGCGCTTTCCTTATTTGGTAAGAGAGGACGTTTATGAAACTTCCGATATTATCAGAGACTGCGCCATGCAAACAAAAAAATTAAAATTACATGAGAACATTGAGGCGAACGAACAACTAGTTAAAGACAACTTCAAAATAATGCAGTTATATTATCCGAACATTAGACCTATCAATAGAATGATGATCGATAAAGCTTTGGCTGATTTCGAGCCTTATTTTGACAAAATTAAGTTCACCCAAATGTTATTTGATGATGACGCTGGGCATTTGAACTTTAACGATTTACAACAAGTTTTTAAAAATATACGGAGGTAAAATGATAGAAAGATGGAGACTTGAATCATCAGACAATGAGTTAAAATTCTTCTTTGATGACACACTTGCCATACATCTTTTTAAATTCAATGAAACTTGGAGCGTGAATGTCCTAGGTCAACAAAAAACCTATCAATGTAGAGACCTAGGCAGCGCACTCGAGACAGCAAAAATCGCAGCCACAGAATGTGGTTGGATAAATTTATAATTTTTACTTGACAAGTGATTCATGACAGGTTATATTATCATATAATCAAAAACGGAGGACATTATGAACGAATTTACTAAAAAAGACTCATTTTCAAAATTTGGAAAGAAATTCCAAGAGAATATCTGCCAACTTATGTTGGAGGACAGACCATTCTTTGACCAAATCACAGAGGTTTTAGATATAAATTATTTTGAGACAAAATATTTGCAGATCTTTGCACAAACCTTGATAGGATATCGAAATAAATACAATACTCACCCTAATGCAGAGGTTATGATGTCTCTTCTTAGAACAGAATTAAATCACCACGACAAAGCAGTGGCAAAACTGGTTCGAGAGTTCTATGCTAGAATTCATAAGTCTGAAGGCGTAGAAGAAGCAATGTATGTAAAAGATAAAGCTATCGACTTTTGTCGCAAGCAAGCTCTTAAGGGAGCAATGTTAAAATCAGCAAAGCTTTTGAATTCTTCCTCTTTTGACGAGATTGAAAAGGTAATCAAGGACGCATTAGTTCTTGGAACAGACAATAACTTTGGTCATGATTACCACAAAGATCTCCTGAAGCGCTTTGAACTTATTTCAAGAAATCCAATCACAACTGGCTGGTCTCAAATGGACGAAATCTGCAAGGGTGGACTTGGTTCTTCTGAATTAGGTGTCGTTATCGCTCCAACAGGGGCCGGAAAATCAATGGTATTGGTTCACCTAGCTACTAGGGCTTTGCTTGAAGGAAAGACCGTTGTATATTACACCTTGGAGCTTAAAGACACTGTTGTGGGACAACGCTTTGACTGTTGTATAACTGACGTTCCTCTTCAAGATCATAGAATGAGAAAACAAGAAATTTTAAGAAAAATTGAAGATATAGATGGCACTCTTATAATTAAAGAATACCCAACTAAATCTGCTTCCGTGCAAACTCTCAAAAATCATATTGAGAAGCTTCGGAAGCGTGGTATTGAACCAGATATGGTTCTAGTAGATTATGCGGACTTATTGCGTCCGACAAGGAGTACAGGTGAAAAACGACACGAATTGGAAGAAACTTACGAAGGCCTTCGAGGACTTGCTCAAACCTATGAAGTTCCCATTTGGACCGCTAGCCAAACCAATCGGGGAGGACTCAACGCGGAAGTCATCACGATGGAAGCGATCTCAGAAGCGTTCAACAAATGCTTCGTAGCGGACTTTATCTTTTCACTGTCAAGAACAGTTCAAGATAAACAAGCAAACAAGGGTCGTTTGTTTATCGCAAAGAATCGTAATGGACCTGACGGCCTTGTATTTGACGCTTTTGTTGACTGGTCTGACGTTACAATCAAGATTTTAGATCGAGACGAAAGTGTTGAGAAAATTCAATCAACAAATGACGCTTTGGCAGTGTTAAAACAAAAATATGCAGAAGTAAAGGCAAAATAGGAGGCCGACATGGACGAGTCAACATATTACACATTAGAAGAAAAAAAAGCTTATAGAAACAGGAGAAAAACTATGGATTTGGAAAAATCAATCTTATCGGATATTACTGTCCACATGAAGTACGCAAAATATATTGACGAAAAACAACGTCGAGAGAATTGGGACGAGTTAGTAACTCGCAATATGAATATGCACATTAAGAAGTTTCCTAGCTTAGAGTCTGAGATTCGAGAGGTATATCAGTACGTATTTAACAAACAGGTTCTTCCTTCAATGCGCTCAATGCAATTTGGTGGAAAACCAATCGAGGTTTCTCCTAATCGAATTTTTAACTGCGCTTATGCCCCAATTGATGATCCTCGAGTATTTGGTGAGATCATGTTTTTGTTGCTAGGAGGAACTGGAGTTGGATATTCAGTTCAACACCACCACGTAGAAAAGCTTCCTGAGATTCATAAGCCAAGCGACAAAAGAACTCGTCGATTCCTTATTGGAGATTCAATTGAAGGTTGGGCTGATGCAGTAAAAGCTTTGATTCAATCTTACTTCAAAGGCTCTTCAAAGTTGCGTTTTGATTTTTCTGATATCCGTCCGAAAGGTGCGAGACTAGTTACTTCCGGTGGAAAGGCTCCCGGCCCACAGCCACTGAAAGAATGCTTAGTGAAAATTGAGGGTTTATTAGATGCGAAAGAAGATGGAGATCAACTCAGTCCCATTGAGGTGCATGATATCGTCTGTTATATTGCGGACGCTGTTTTGGCTGGTGGTATTCGACGGGCTGCTCTCATTTCTCTTTTCTCCGCTGATGATGAAGAAATGCTTGGAGCCAAGGCGGGAGCTTGGTGGGAACTCAACCCACAGCGAGGAAGAGCAAACAACTCTGTAGTTCTTATGCGTCATAAGATTGACAAGGAAACCTTTATGAAGGTTTGGAAAAGAACGGAAGAGTCTCGCTCTGGTGAGCCCGGATTCTATCTGTCAAACGACAAAGATTGGGGTTGTAATCCTTGTTGTGAGATTGGTCTCCGACCTTTCCAATTCTGTAACTTGGTTGAGATCAATGTATCTGATGTAACTTCTCAAGAAGAACTCAACGCTAGATCACGCGCTGCGAGCTTCATAGGAACCCTTCAAGCGTCTTATACAGACTTTCACTACCTAAGACCTATCTGGAAGCGAACAACTGAAAAAGAGGCCCTTATTGGCGTTTCTATGACGGGTATTGCCTCTGGTGAAGTTTTGAAGTTGAACATGTCTGAGGCCTCTTTAGAAGTAAATAAAGAGAATCGAAGAGTTGCGATGCAAATCGGAATCAATAAGGCTGCAAGAACTACCTGTGTGAAACCTGCTGGAACAACCTCTTTGACTTTGGGAACTTCTTCTGGAATCCATGCGTGGCATAATGACTTTTATCTACGCAGATTGCGCGTAGGAAAAAATGAAGCGATTTACAGCTATCTTAGAGACAATCTTCCTGAGTTAGTTGAAGATGATAAGTTTAGACCTCACGACACTGCGATTATCACTATTCCACAAAAAGCTCCTGAAGGCGCAATCACTCGCCACGAAAGCGCTCATGATTTGCTCGAGAGAATCAAGAAAGTTTCAAATGAATGGGTTCGTGGAGGCCACCAAAAAGGCTCTAATGGGCACAATGTTTCCGCTACAGTTTCTATCAAAGACGATGAATGGGATTCAGTTGGAGAATGGATGTGGGAGAACCGAGAATATTATAACGGATTGTCGGTTCTACCTTACGATGGAGGCAGTTACGTCCAAGCTCCTTTTACTGACTGCTCTAAGCAAGAGTATGAAGAAATGCTGCCATTACTGAAGAACGTGAACTTGGATGACGTTGTAGAGACGACAGACGAAACCGACCTATCAGGTGAAATTGCCTGTGGAGGAGGATCTTGCGAGATCTTCTAAGTTCTTCATAGAAAGCACAAAATAAAAACCACCACTTTGCGAAGATAAGACTATTTATTTTTACAAGGAGGTGGTTTTTTATGTCTAGAAAATCAAAATACGTTGGTCTCTACGAAGTGGGGCATAAGTTTGGTGAGTGGGAGTTGCTTAGCTCTATTCCAATAAGGGTTGCGAGGAAGCCCAATTCAAAGGGCAAAAACAAACATAATCTTTGCTATGAAGTTAGATGTTCTTGTGGCAAAGAGCAGCCAACAGACTGTTACAATCTAGAGAAAGGGATAAGCACCCGCTGTTACGATTGTTCAATGAAAAGGACTCACGGATCCAATAACCCTAATTGGAAAGGCACGTCTGTTATATCAAGCTCTAGATTTACGAGAATGAAGCGTCAAGCAAAAGAAAGAGGAATTGAGTTTTTATTGGAAATTCAAGACTTTGAAGACAAGCTATTGGATCAAAATTACATTTGTGCTCTAACGGGAATGGAACTAACCAAAGAGACATGGTCTCTTGACCGAATCGATAGCCTCAAGCCCTATGAGGTTGGAAATATCCAGTGGGTTCACAAAGACATCAACATTATGAAAAACAAGTTTGAAGAAGACTATTTCATTGAGATGTGCAAGAAGGTCGCAGCTAACTTTTGAAGATTGTACTGAAGAAGAGTACGAAAGAATGCTTCAGTTGGTCAAAAACGTTGACTTGAATCTAGTTATAGAAGCAGAAGACGAAACAGATCTGTCGGGAGAAATTGCCTGTGGTGGTGGATCCTGTGAAATTTTTTAAGGAGTAATTTATGAGAGAAGAAGTAGAACAAACAATCAAAGAACTTCAAGCTATCTTGGACGATTTGGACAAGGTTGAAGCTGGAGGCTATGGTTTTAAATCTGCTGCCCCGAGAGCTAGAAAGGCATTGATGGAAGCTTCCAAGAAAATGAAGGAAGTGAGAACTCAAGTTCAAGAGACCAAAAAGGCTCACGAAGAAAAGTAATAAAAATTACTTGACAAGCTAACCAAAACGTGTTATATTATATGTATAACACGTTTTTTTTATTATGGAGGAATTATGGACTTTACACCAATGAATAGACATCTTTATGTTTTACCAATCTTAGAAGAAGAGGAGCAAGACATTCCCTTGATTATCATGCCTGACGATTTTCAACAACCCCAAGAGCCTTATGTGATTTGTGATGTAATTGGGATCGCTGGAGATTGCGATATTTCATTAGATATTGGAGATCGGGTTATTGTTGAAAACCGAATGTTGCACCAAATAATTGTAAATGGCGAGACTATTTACATTGTTTTACAGAATTATGTCTACGGGAGAATTGACAATGAAGATAACCACTAAATTATTAAAAAGTCTCATTAACGAGGTACTTAAAGAAGCTACACAAAATACAGAGTATGATAGAATCATGAATATGTTTCGAGGGAATGTTGACTCTGTAGATCAAGTAGCTCTATTAACACCTGAGAACCCTCATGCTAAACCTTTGACTCCTCAACAAAATGAATTGAGAGCTCAAAAGTTCGAGGAAGAAATGGCCTCAATGGGATATGGGTTTAGAATCGTTTCTGGAATGTATGAAGGCCCTGAAGATTCTTATATGGTGCCTCACATGACTTTAGAAGATGCTAAGAAACTATCTTACAAGTATGGCCAAGAATCATTTATCCATTCAGTTAAAACTCATAACGAAATGGATCACACAATGTACTATATTGACTTTGAAGGCGCACAACAAGACCCTGAGTTCCCTATGGAAGAATATGGTCCTGTTTATACTGTCCCAGCACAAGTTCCCATTGAATCAGAAGAGTTTTCTGGTACTATCTCAGGACATGACGAAATGGCTTCAGCAACAGATTATTACTCTCATGTTCCAGACAAAGTTTGGACTACAAAAAAGAAAGGTGGAGAGATCAGACCTAGCGGATACAAGAGAGGTAAAAAATTCTCTATTGACTTCTTTAAGGGTAGCAACCAACAAGGGATTCCTCTGACAGATCCTTTACAATCTCCACGATATGTTCGAGAAGCAAAATATATCTTTATTAAGGAGTCTGCTGTTCCAAATACAATCCAAGCTCAAAAACTTGCAGAGCAAATTAGAAGATTGTCTAAGCAAATTTGCGAATCAAATAGATTAGGTTCTTCAAAATATTATGGAAGACATCGTTTATTGAAAGCAAAGCGACAATTAGCTGAAATGATTAACAAGAGGTAATAATGAAAATTGATTTATATGGCGACGGAATTGGCAGTGTATCCCTTGTAGATCACATTGGAACAGATAAAACTATCGTTAATTCTGCCCGAGTATCTTTCGGGCAAGATAATGATGGAGACTTAAATGTAAGAGACAAGAAATTAATCAAGTATTTGATTAAACATAGACATACTTCAACTTTAGAGCATAACCTTATTACTTTTATGTTTGAAGTGCCTTTGTTCATTAGGTCCCAACACCACAGACATAGAACTTGGAGTTATAATGAGATTTCAAGACGCTACACTGAGGTGGATATGAAGTTTTATGTTCCTAAAGGTTTCCGCACTCAACATGAGTCAAACAGACAAGCCTCTAAAGACGAGCTAATTGATCCAATTGTTGACAACGACCTACCAGACTTCAAAGCCAGTGATCTAGTGAGAGCTCATAATAGAGACTCTTTAAGATTGTTTAACCGATTAGTTGATACGGGAGTATGTCGAGAACAAGCAAGAGGTGTATTGCCTCAAAATCTCTATACTCGATATTACGGAACTGTGAACCTCAATAATCTCCTGAAGTTTATCGACCTCAGAATTCATGAGGGAGCACAATGGGAGATTCAAAGAGTAGCGGAAGCTTGTCTTGAGATTGCAGAAACTCTTTGGCCATTCACAGTCGGCGCATACCGCGAGGTACGCAAATAATGAGGTTTGAGATAGGTGATATCGTGAATTTTGAACGAAATTCGCCTATTTACTCTATAATACCAAATAAGTCTAGCTTTGGAATAATATCTAATAAAGCTAGACTTATGTATGTATGCGACTGGGAATCCACTGAAGTTTTAAGGGAGTTCTGGGCA